GGGTTTCTGACTGGGGCTCCGAGGCTCCGATCGAATCTCTTGCTGCGGTTGCTAGCGCCGATCAGGCGGGTGTGTTGGCTCAGGTCACCGTTCCCACTGGCGTGAAGAGCCTTGGCGAAGCATTCATCGGCTCTGACGAGTTCAAAGCGATGATGAGTCGTGGCTCAGGCACAATGGACAGTCCTTACAATGTTAAGAACCTTTACGAAGGTGATTACAGCGTCAAGGATATGTACTCGGCCCTACCGAGCGGCACACCTGCGGCATTCGGCACTGTTCAGCGTGATCCGATTGTTACTCAGCAACATCGTCGGACTCGCGTTCGGGATCTTTTCCCGACCCGCCGGACCAATGCAGCGGTGATTGAGTATTTCCGTATGAGCGGGTTCACGAACAACGCAAGTGTTGTTCCTGAGCGTGTTTCGTCTGCTTTCGGTGCGAAGCCGCAGACGACGATGGCATTCACCGGTGTTCAGGCGCCAGTGCGGACCATCGCTCACTGGGAGGCTGCCCACCGCAACGTTCTTGCCGATGAGCCGCAGTTGCGGTCAATCATCGACAACGAACTCCTCTACGGCCTTCGGCTGCATGAGGACTACCAGATCCTATCGGGTGCTGGCACAAGTGAAGACCTTACGGGTATTCTGAACACCTCTGGTATTCAGACATACTCATGGTCTGCTGGTGCAACCTTGCCCGTCAAGGACACTAAGGCTGACGCAGTTCGGCGTGCGGCGACTCTGTCGTTCCTCGCTTACTACGAGCCTTCGGGCATTATTCTTCATCCCAACGATTGGGAAGACATCGAATTGGTCAAGGATTCTAATGGCCAGTACTTGATGGCTGTCTCCATCGTGCAGGGTGCAGAAGCCCGTATGTGGCGGATTCCTGTGGTGGACACCCCGGCGATCACTGAGGGCACTGCTCTCATCGGTTCGTTCGGTCAGGGTGCCCAGTTGTACGACCGTGAGGAAGCCACGATTCGTGTCAGCGAACAGCATTCGGACTTCTTCGTGAGGAACGCTATTGTCGTCCTTGCGGAGCAGCGCCTCGCCCTTGCGGTGAAGCGGCCCGAGTCGTTCGTCAAAGTCACCTTCGACGCCGCTCCTTCCTAAGCCTTAGGTAGCGAGTAGGTCAGTCACTGACTTGACCGATTAAGTAGAAGCCCCCCGGAGCAATCCGGGGGGCTTCTGCGTTCTCTAGGAACGATTGCGAAAAGGCTGTTTAGGGATAGATCTCTAAGTACGAGTTCCAAAGTGTTCTATGGATTAAGCACTCTTTGCAAATTATTGAGGGGTTTTGGATGTTGGCCAAGGTGGCCATGAGTTCGTCGTTGGCTTCAAAGACCTTGCCTACGGAGTAACAGTGTTCACAGATGCCTTCGTCTACTTCTGTCCAGACACCGTTGTCTATGGCTGCTTCCAATGAGATAGTAACGTGATCCAATTGCAAGAGAAGAATTGGATCGTCTGCCATGAACAGATGCTATCTGACTGGACAGGCCCCAGTGGCACAATCGTCGTCCAATAGTTCACTGGTCCCAGCGCCGATGAGAACCTTTTCTGGTTTGACCGCTTCTGTCATGGCTAGATAAGTCTCGTGAGAGATTTCTTCTAGTGGTGCCTGAGCGAATCCGTGTTCGCTGTGCAGCAAGAATGAAACGGATTTCATGGAATGCCAGTTTTCTTTCAAGTATTGACGAACTTCAGTGAGTTCTTCCGGTTGGAGGTAGACGGTGACGGATACGGCGTTGTCGGCCCAATCGTGTTGGAGTCTGCCCTGTAGTTGAAGTTGTTGTATCGCCGTCATGTCAGTAGCGATGACAGTATCTTCTGGGAATTCGCAAGGGAACTCCACGACTTTAGTGCGGTCATCGTTTTCTACCCACTCAACTGTGTAGCCACGGGATTCGCAGTAGGAGAGAAGCGGGTCGTTGGCACCCATGCGGACACGACGAATGTGGTAGCGACTGTATCCGGGGTGAATGCCGGGGGTTACCCCAGCGAGAAGGCTGAGGGTTCCGCTTGGCTTGACTGTTGTCAGCCGAACGGATGGGGGCCATTCCTTGTAGGCGGACCAGTATAGATCGAAGTCACGCAACATTTCATAAGTTGGTGATAGCCAATCTAGTTTCTCTTTTGCCTGTGCAATGCCGGAAACCCCGAGACCGAGGCGCATATTCTTGCTTGTGATTTCGTCTGATTCACGGTCTAGATACGGGAGGCCCGCAACTGCTTTTTGGATCTTGTATAGGAGTTTGGCAAGGTCGATGAGTTCGTCTTGTGATTCGATGTTCGGGAGGAAGATGTCTGCGAGGTTGCATGATTCGCGGTTGGCCAAGCCAATTTCAGCGCAGGGATTGGTTCCTTCGATTGTATTATCTGGGCGAACTTCGTGACTACGTCCAAGTTTCCGTGCGGCTTCCAAATTGAACAGACCGTATGGTTCGCCGTTGCCACGGTACCCGTCCCAAAAGCACTATTGTTCGACATGGCCCTGTGGGGCGGGATGTTTCCTAGATCCCATCGCTTGGCGTTGAGGTAGTCGGTGTCGTATGGATCTCCGAGAGCGATTTCAGCACTTCGTCGGACGTTTCCGGCAACGACTACAGAACCAATAATGTTACTGATGTCTAGAACTTCGGTGGCCCTAAGGTGACGACCCACCGCTCCGTCTAGAAGCGCGCAGATTTTTGTGATTCCCTCTACCAGAATCCCCGGTCCAGATGCTGTTCCCCCGAAGGTTTTGATGGGAGCACCCGCAGGTCTGATCATTTCCGTGGAGTAAGACAGTTCCGTCGGATCATCTTTGCTACCGAGGTAAGTTTTCATCGCTCGCAAGAGACACTCTGACCAGCCTTCCCGCTTGTCGGGAGCGATGAAGTCGGCGTCTGGTACGTTGTGGTTGGTTACAACGCCCTGTCGAACGATTCCGAGGCGTTGTGGGTGGAGGATGGAGAAACCAACACCACCACCCAGCATGAGACGCTCAAACATCCATGCAAAATCTTCGGGCTTTTTAATGTCCACGAACCAGCAGTTACACAAACTGTCTCCACCGAGCCTGAAATTGTTAAGTGTTCCCAATTGCCAGAGCATGCGCCCGCCGGGTAGGCCCTTGAGGTGGAACATGTAGTCGAACAGGCGTTCGGATTCGTCTTTGGTGAGTTCTGCTCCAATGGCGTTTGCACCGTCTACGACCCGTTGGCAGGTCTGCCACCATTCTTCTGTCTGGTTGTCTTCGGTGATACGAGCATAAGTACGCTTGTAAACTATGTAGCCTAGTCCGTTAAAACCCCAAGGGGGGGCTTTTGAAGAGTAGGGTGTTAGGAATTCTTGCGATAATGGCATATCTACCTCTGGCGTACTGTGAGGTTTGTTAGGAAGGGCTTACAGTATGACACTTGTTGTTAATACTAAAAGGGTTAAACCAAACCTAATTTTTCCGCTTCTGACCTGCTGATTCGTTTCCCTGCTGGTACTACTAGTACCTTTCCCAAATGGTTGGGGGTAATCCATCGTCTTTGAATAATGTCCTCTTCTACTAGGAACATGTTTTCGTCATTGAGGTCTTTAAAAACGATGTTGTGGTCTTCTGGTGAGCAGTCTCCGGTGGGGTGTCCGCACACTATGCATGGACCAAAATCTAGCGCGACGAATTCCACGCCGGGCATTGAGGAAGCGTTGGATCTACCTACCATTCACAGACCTTACACCATGAATGTTGAATGTGACGGGACGCGAAAAGAGAGGGCTGAACCCTCCAGAACAACCCTCTCCAGACGCCCGCCCGGCTGGGACGGGGACGCAGTTGGGGCTATGTCATAGCCACCCCAGCCGTTACGATTTGTTGGTTAGACGATTTCGACGTACCGATCATCTGTGCCGAGTTCCGTGTAAGCCTGTGTGAACAGCCGCTCGTACTGTTCGGCGTGCAAAGCCTCAAGAGCCTTGTGTGCCTTATAGGCGGCGGTCATCTTGCGACGCTGCCTAATCTTGCGGAGCGCTGCTTTTGCATCGGTGTCTTCCGTGTTCTGGGTAGAAGACATGATGCGACGCAGGACTTCCTGCTCTCTGTTGGTGTCCACGAGTGATCCTCCGTTAGTAGTTAGTTATCGTGTGAGAAAAACGATACAGGTGGTGAAATCGATTAACAACCTCAGACTATGATTTTTTTTGCATCCCTTTGAGTCCGGTGAAGATTGCGAAAAATACCCAACTCAAGAAGAACAGCCTCGTAGCGTTCCAATAGCCGATACCGGGTTCAAAATCATTAAGGTTCGGGTAGGCGTCGTTGATAACGGCGTTGAGGACCATGATGACTAAGCCACCGAAGAAACTGATGACGGCTATTGCCGACATGAGACTCAAGAATTTGCCCGCACCAGTAGAATGCTGTGTGTTCGGAGAATCTCCCTGCGACATCCGATTAATCAATCGATCGAATTCGTTATCAGTGTTCATGATTGCCCGTTCTGTTGTTTACTATTTGAGAGATGCGAGATTTAGATAGGTCAAAGCGTTGTGCCAGTTGAGCAAGGCTATACCCCTTCTCATGGAGTGTGAGTATGAGTCTGTTTCGTCCGATCGATGAACTGTGCGTCGAAAAGGCAGAACACGGAAACAATGCGCTACACTTCTAATGTTTAATCGCTTCAAGGAGATCCCCGTATGCCGGTTCCTGATGAATCCGATGATAGAGAGGGTGGCCGCCGTCGTAGGCGTCCGAGGATAGTAGATCGTGCTGCTCGCGGAGCATCTAGGGCCTTTCGGAGGATTTCAGAACGCTTACGCGGGAGCCGCCGATAGGGGGTAACCGTGGCACTAGTTACTACTTCTGACCTTAAGAAGTATATGGACATTACCTTTTCCAATACTCAGGAAGAGGCGGCTCAAATGATCGTGGATGGTCTTGAGGCCGATCTGGAGCATTACATCGGGCGACCGGTGACAGCCGCGTCCTTTTCCGAGTCGCACGTTGCTCCAGCGAATTATAGTGGCTC